CTTCTGTCAGCGTCATGTAGGTAACGAGTACACGACTGACGAGATATACGAGATATGGGGCGATAGCTGGGCTGGCAAGCGCTCTGGCGACCCGTTCCGTGTAAGAGGTGGTTACAACTGTCGGCACTGGTGGGTGCCTGTACCTGAATAGGAGGACGTATGCCGTACCACAAGAAAGACAAGCGCAAGAAAAAGCGCAAGTCACGCTAATTTGATACAATTAACCCTACTCGAAAGAGGATTCGTAACATGAGCGATGAAATCATGGCAGACGCGGTAACTGAAGCCGCAGTGGAAACACCAGAAGTTCAGGACTTAAAGACGTTCACGCAAGAAGAGTTAGACCGCATAGTGGCTGACCGTGTTGCTCGCACTAAGCGACAGTACGAGAAGAAGCTAGACGGTATTGACCTCGAAGAGGCTAAGACGCTTTTACAACGTCAGCAAGAAGCTGAAATTGAGAAGCAGAAAGAGCGCGGAGAGTTCGAGGCAATTCTGAAGCAGACCGTCGAAAAGAAAGACCAAGAGATTAGGACGTACAAGCAACGTCTCGAAAGCCAGTTAGTCGATGGAGCTTTGCTCACGGCGGCGAGTAGGAACAACGCAGTATCGGCAGAGCAGGTTGGTCAGTTGCTACGTGGTTCGGTTCGGCTGTCTGAAGACGGCACAGCAGAAGTTGTAGATGCGAACGGGACACCACGATACAACGACAGCGGCGACCCGTTAAGCGTTGATGAGCTTGTCGGTGATTTCTTGTCAACAAACCCGCACTTCGTTAAGGCGTCCGCTGGTGGCGCTGGCTCGCAAACTGCGGTAGGTGGTTCCACGTCGAAACCTATGTCGGCGGTCGAAATGGAGGCTAACTGGAACAACGGGGGCAAAGAGGCTTACCGAGCAATGATGTTAGCTAAGAAATAAACCGCTTACTTAGGAGACTTCAATCATGGCGGCAACTACTAGTTCAACTTTAGACGACCTGTTTGCAAACATCATCATGCAGGCACGTTTCACAGCCGAGGAGCAATCGCTCATGGCTGGCCTTATCACTCGTTACGACATCGGCGACGTTGCTGGTACTACTATCCAAGTACCAAAGTACCCAGCAGTCACTGCGGCTGATTTAACTGAAGGCACTGATATGTCCTCTACTACTGTCAGCACATCTGGTGTCACTGTTACTGTCGGCGAAGTTGGTGCGCAGGTATTGCTCACTGACATGGCGGCAATGGGCGCTGGCAACCCTGCACAGGAGCTTGGCACTGTCCTCGGTAACTCTATCGCTACTAAGATGGACACGGACATCATCGCTTTGTTCGATGGTTTCTCTACTTCATTGGGTGCGGCGGCACAAGAAGTTACTGTTGCAGACCTTTTCAAGGCGGCGGCAACACTTCGTGCGGCTAAGGTTACTGGCCCAATCTACGCGGTTGTTCACCCATATCACGCGTACCAGTTGTCAGCGAACCTGACTAACACCTTCGCTAACCCCAACGGCGGCGACCTACAGAACGAAGCAATGCGTAACGGCTTCGTAGGTTCTGTTGGTGGTATCGACGTATTCCAGTCAGCAAACATCACTGTTGACGGGAATGGCGATGCGAAAGGCGCAGTCTTTGCTCCAGAAGCACTGTGTATCGCTATGAAGCGTGACTTCAACCTTGAGACAGAGCGCGACGCATCTAACCGTGCATTCGAGCTTAACGCTACTGCCGTATACGGTGTTGGTGAGCTTGATGACAGCTACGGTGTTGAGATGTTCTTCGACGCTACACTCTAAGATATATGCGGCCCTTCGGGGCCGCTTTACTCTGAGGTTTATATGGCGATCAATTACCGAGGTGAGCGGTTCGAGGATTACAACGTGCCAAAGCGCACGCCACGTCATCCCTCTAGTTCGCACGCGGTTCTAGTTCGCTACAAAGGTGCAATCAAGCTAGTTCGATTTGGCGCTCAGGGCGCGAAGACTTATCCTCCTAGAGATGGTGAGTCTGCACGCGACAAGGCTATGCGAGCGGCTTGGTACGCAAGACACGAAAAGAATCTACGCAATGCAACACCACTAGATGCTGTCTATTGGTCTGCTAGGGTTAAATGGTGATTAAATGGCGTTTAGTGAAGATAGCAACCTGACCGAATTAGTGCCAGACATCCTAGACTTTGGCATTGCTTCGTTTAGCGATGAGCACGCTAGAGCGCAGGCAGACATAGAGCGTGAGATTCGTAACCGCTGGTGGCACCGTAAAGGCATACAAGGTGAGATGGAGGTTACGTACCTCACCGACTCTCAATGGACGCGAGCGGCGTCGTATCTTGTGTTGTG